CTTGACCAGTCGCATATACTGATGGTGTCATATTCAGAGACATTGGAATATCTTGTGAACCAAGACGAATTTCCATCTCTTCTTTAGACACAGTTGTATAAGCAACAGGTGTTTTTTCATCAGCACGAGAAGCCAAAACTTCAAGAGCTGAAAGTGCCACAACATCAGTTTCTAAGTTGAAACTAACGCTGGACACTATATCCCCAACACTAACAGATTTAGTTTGGGTTATGTATCCAATGTAGGAAGCAGTTATATCAAAAGTACCTGAGCCTGTCTCAATAGTAAATTTACCTTCACTATCTGTGACGCCACCCTTAGTAGTACCTTCGACTACAACATTCGCACCTACAAGTGGTTTCTCACCTTCACCAACAAATCCAGTCACAACTTGTCCGAAGACAACTCCGACCATCATCATCGATGAAAGTATTAGATTACGATATCTCATAGTAATCTCCTTGTGTTTCATTCATGAAAAGGCACATTTTTCTACAGGTGTGCCGTCTGCCTGTCCGCTTTTTGTAAGTATGTGAATTTTAATTTTGCTATAACCTTTTATCATTTTTAACTTGCGTAATCTTGGTCGTCATTATCACCTGTCATTGGTGTAATTTCACAAGAGTCATTATTACAAAATTTATCTATTTCGGCCTCTTCATTCTTAATAACACCGAAAGATAATTTACCAAGTTTCTTAACTTCTTTTTCATAAGTTTTTTCATCAATAGCTTCATAAGGCATTTGTTGATAAGCACCATAGTCATGTCGTGGTAATAAACTTATACCTTTTAAATGATATTGATAATAATTTAAACATGGAGCAATTTGGTTTGCCTCTGTTTCAGGATCAAATGTAACCGTACAACTTACTTGATTGTCTGCCCAATGTCTTTGTAAGAAAGCGGCCAAACCGAATTGTTCCCAAATAGATAGTTCGGCCGCTGTTCTAATACCCTCTCCAACATCGACAGGAACCTCAACAACCATAGTTGTATCTTCCGAACCAAAAGCTGGTTCAACTTTGTAACCTGCTTTCTGTAACGGCTCTAATAATTCAGAGTGTTTGGATAACCTTATTCTTCTAATATAAAACCTCGACTCTGGATAATGTAATCCAGGAGTAGCTCCTGCAAGTAACGAAACCGTGCCTGATGGCTTTACACTTGTTGTTTTGATTGATTTAGGAACTGCAAACCAATCTGAATATTGATTGTCCCATTTTTGTATCACATCATAACCATCATTCAACCAATCTTTCAAAGTACCTAAACCACGATTGGTAATGAACTGAGCAACCCCACTTACACTACATCCAATCCTTCTATTTCTTAACATAACTCTATTGGTATCAGCCCAATGTGTTCTACCTAATGTAACTGTTTTGGCATATAAATATGCATATTTTAGTGTTCTTGCATAATCCTCAAATGAATCGTGGTTACTTGGAAATGTCTCTACCAAACAACACAATTCGTAACTCTCTAATGATTGTTCCAAACAAGGATTACCACCAGCAACCCTATGGTCTTTATTATCACCACCATTTTTCATACGAGAATACTTTCTCATATTTTCTAACCACGCAAATCCAGGCTCACCATTATCCACAATTCGTTCGGCAGCGGCAGTATAATCCATACCCAACTCAGCGAATATACTATTATTACTTGTCCATCCATAAGTTTCTCTATGTTTATTTACTTTATAGTTTTTTAAATCCAAGTATTCTTCCGAGTCAGGATCACCGAATACAATTTCTGCAGTTCTTCTAACATTACCAGCAACAACACACTTACCAATTAAATTCATTATATCAACAATGGTTGTTATTGTAATTGGTTCTCCACTATTCTTTTCTAATACCTTTCTTATATCTTCATGAACTTCTAATAATGGTTCGTGACCACTTGCCACACCACCGAAACCACTTATTGGTTCTCCTGCTGGTCGTATTTTTGAATAATCAAATTCTACTGGTGCTTGACCGTGAAAATAACTTTCTAATAATAATTTCAATGACTCTACCCAACCTTCACGAGTATCTGGTATTTCATATACTTGGTGTTCTCTATCTTTTTGTATACCCTTTATTACTATTTCACCAGCACCTTTTGTATCAAATCCTACTCCAACACCCAACATACTAGCATCCATCAGAAAACAAAATGGTTTAGCATAATCATCCTTTAGTGTTTTAGTAGATACAAATGCACAATTATTTAGTGCAGCATACAACCCTTTTTCTTCTGTAATTGGTGTTCCCATAGCCCATAAACCACGACCTGGTGGTAAGAACTTCATTGTAAAAATTCTTTCATACATATCTTGTGCTGATTTTTGAGCTTGCCAAGGATTCCAACCCAGCTGATGTGATTCAATCCAATTCATTTGCATGGTATAAGTTCCCTCTACAACCCTTTGTACAGTTTCCCACCATCTTTCGTTCTTTCCATTTTCTTTAATTCTTGAGTAGGTTCTCATATAGACTAATTCACCTAAACCATTAAAACCAAATGGTGCCTTCCTTCTTTTATATTTGTTTATAAAATTTTCCGACAACTTAAATTTTGTGTGCAACATACTCTTCCCTTAATTTTTGATTACATAAATAACTATAATATATATTGAATTGAAAACACAATATATATATTTTTTTCATAGTTTTAAAAACTTTTTCTTTGAAGTTTTATTCAAACCCACCACCATCAAAGTCTTTCTTTTTTTGTGCCAATGTCTTTCTAATATATTCATCAGCATTATTCATCTTCCCTTGTACCTCTTGTCCCCCTTGTGTATTTGTATCATAAATTTCAATAGTACCTGTATTGGTATTAATAGTAGCAGGAAATGTAATACCATCAGGACCAAATCTATTTTTAATTACATGAAATCTACCTGTATTTGCAATCTTATCTTCTACTTTTCTACTCATACTCATTACAAAATCTGCAGTCATAACTTTTGAATAATCCTCACTTACTTTCTCAGCACCGATTACATCCTCTTCTAATGCGGAACGATTGGCCTGTGAAGCTGTCCATATTGGTATATCAAATTCACCAGCCATACCTCGTAGTTCTTCATACACATGACCTATTTGATGTCGTTTTTCTGTAAACTTGGATGTTGATTTCATAATGTCAGCATAATCTACCAATACCATATCAGGTTTAACACCTTGCATTTCACATTGTTGTAAATGACCTATTAATGTATTCACACTAGCAGTTCGTGTTGGATAATATTTGATAATTAAATTACCCTTTAGTTTTCCAATAGCCTTCATTACTTCTTCTTTGTAATATTGTAGGTTGCCAGTTGGTTGTCCACTAATAATTGTATCATATCTCAACCCAACATATTGTGCATTCAATTCTAAAGTATAGTATATTACTGTTTTACCTCGTTTGATTGCCTCTGTACCCAAGGCCTGTAGTGTCCAAGACTTACCAATACCAGCAGGTGCAACGATGACACCCAACTCACCACCAGCTAATCCACCATCCATCAATTCATTCACACTATCCCACTTGGTAGGTTGTGTTACTCTGGTCTGTTTGGATAATCTCTCTTCCAATCCTGTAATGTATTCGTGTCCTATGTCTCGTTCCACACCAGCATTCATAGCACCATCAATCATAGATTTAATCTCGTCATAGTTTTGTTGTTCTAATAAATCAACTGATTGCATGATTGCATTCTTCATCACTTGATTTTTACAAAACTCTAATGATTTTTCTTTAACAAAATCTAAATCTGGTGATTCTCTATGTGTCCACACTTGTCGTAACGAATCCACGATTGCAGTTTTTAATACATCAGTTTGTACTTCATCAATCATTACTTTCAAGGCTTCAATAGTTGGTGGTGATTTATACTTTAAAAAATAATCCTTTATTGATTTGACTAAAAACTTATTTGCATCAGAGTCAAAATAACTAATATCTAATATATCAATAATGGTTGTAGTATATTTTACATCCATCATCAAACTTACTATCAATTTACTTTGGAACGATGTTCCATATTGAACTAATGACTCACTCATTTCTTAAAAACAAATATTGGTTCATACTTATATCCTGCTCCCATGACACTTGATAAAGTTAGTTGAATAGTTTCTTCTTGTTTAAACCCTAAATCATTTGAAATCTTTACGGTTTCTTCTTCTATAAATTTATATTTTGGTGTATTAGCGATATTGATTAACATATAACAATTATTTTTCAATCCATTATAACAATTCTGAATAGTCTTTCTCAAAAATCCATTTACCCATTTTGATTGTGTTGGATATTTGATAAAACTTTGTGTATCTTCATTTGCATACTTTTCAGTATCAAAATAAGGTGGTGATGTAAAACATAAATCGAGTGATTCTTTTTTTGGTTTGTATACTTCACTCCCTTTACAATATATATCAACTTTTTTTCCCAAATACGAAAAATCTTTTTTTATTTTCAATAAACCTTCAAAAGTCTTTGTGGATGGTTCAGTACCTATATAATGTTTGGTATTTTTAGCGGATAAAAAACCTAACAAACGACCACCCCACCCACAAGACATATCCCATATTGTTCCATCTCCACCAAAGTTTTCATATATTGTTTTGGCAGCTGTCGGTCTAAAATTACTTACAGCCTGAACACCAGTATAAATCTTTAATGATTGTCGTAATCTATTTTCGTGGAATGTATTTTTGAAACTTGTATCAGTTCCGTAATTTGTACTACACCATTTCCAACATTTTCTAATCACCGACCTAAACTTATCATCATTCTTAAATGCTTCCATTGGTGTTATTTTGGAAGTTCCACATTGAACATTAACCCAATGGGGAAAGTATGTCCATGCCAATCTCAACCCATGCATGGTTTGTATTATTTTATCGTTCATAAAAATACTATCAATATCAAACTTCTGTAACTTTCTCATGTGTTCATGTTTTTCTTCTTCCCTTATACTAACATAAGGAAACCCATGCTTGCGATAATATTGAAAAATGATATCAATACCATACTCAATATCAGTTTCTTGTAAATTATTAACCACTTCATGATAAGCTGCATCTAACTCATTTACATCTGTAAATTTAGTTAATACATCATAATCTACATTCATTCCAAGTTTCCATACAAATCTTGCATTTTCTTATCATAGAATTCTTGTTGTTTTTTCTTTCTATATCGTTCTCTAGCTTTGGCTTTCAACACTTCTTTATTTCTCATATAGTGTTCCATCTGCCATTTCCGTTGGGCAGCTTTCTTCTCTTCTTCTGTATGATATTTACGCTTTCTTCCCATGTGTTTTCTCCGCCATCCTATTTAACTTATTGAATGTTGTATGTATCCAACTATCCAAGTTAGGTAAGGCTGTATATAATTTATCTTCCAAAAACATCTTTTGGAACTTGTGTTTGATTAATCTTTGAATTGGTGTTGACATAATATCTTGTATTTTCAATTTGGAATTACCAGAAATATTCAAATCATCTAGGTCCATCAGTAACTTATTCATTTCCAATTGTTCTTTTGACTCCACTATTTCTCTACACAATTTGAATTTGTCTTTTTGTACCGTAGCACTCTTTAACAAATCATCTATTGAATGTTGGTGTGGTGATGTAAAGAACGGAAACATCTTAACCAATGTTTTAAAACCTGCACCTTTTATACCAGGTATACCATCAGATTTATCCCCATCTAATATTCTGTATAGTAAAAAGTTTCTTGAAGTTATACCATAATCTTCCAAGACCTTTTCTTCATCATACATTTTCTTTTTTGTTGGTGAATACACTCTAATATTTTCATCTACTAATTGTAGAAAATCCTTATCAGTAGATAATATGGTATTTTTAGATTTAGTGAATATGTGTTTAGCTGAATATCCAATCACATCATCGGCTTCTATATTGGACATATTCACTACTGTGACTGGTAAACACTCCAAGTATTCCACAACCCTATTTAATTGTGCAATCATCATCTTGTGTTCATCCTCACGAGTCAAAGATACACCCATAGTTCTATTTAACCGAACCGACATCTTTCTACCCTTTTTGTAATCAGGAAAGATTTTTCTACGGCGGTTGGACCCACCTTTACCATCAAAAACTATAATGGTTCTTGTGGGACCAACCATTCTTATGACATGACCTAATGACCTTAAAAAACCAACTATTCCACCAACATGGACACCATCCTCGTTAGTAGTTGGTATTGCGGAAAACACTCTGATAAAAGTATTTAATCCGTCTATTAATAAAACCGAGTCATTTGGTTCGCCACTATCTATTTTACCGCCTGATTTTTTTATCTCATTCAGTATGGATAAATATCTTTGTTTAGTCACCAATTACCTCATCTGTAAACTCGACATCATCAATACCAAGTTTTTCTTTGTATTGTAAAATGACTTTATCACAAATGAGTTTGTAAATGTATTCTCGTAGTTCATCATTACCCGTAATCAACTCTTCCCAATCTTTAGACATAAACTTGTGATCTTCACCATGTTGGTCTGTTAAAGTATACCAAGCACCACCACTCTTGATGAGTTTATGTTCTTTCAATACTGTTAACCAAGCACCATAATTATCGATACCTCTATCAAAATACATATCATAGTCGGCATGCCTTAATGGTGGTCCTAATCTATTCTTTACAATTTGAGCTCTACACTTCATACCCAATACATTTTTCTTTGTATCTTTTATCTGTCCCATATTTTTCAATCTAATACGAGTAGATGCATGAAATGGTAATGCTTTACCACCACTTGTTGTCCACGGGTCTCCAAACATCACACCGAGTTTTTGTCTTAATTGGTTTGTAAATACCAAAGCAATTTTCTGTCTACCAATCATTTGAGTAATCTTTCTCATAGCTTTTGATATGATAATTGCTTTAGCGGTTGCCCAACCATCTTTCTCAAAGTCGGCTTCCATTTCTACTTTAGTGGATGCGGCTGCGAGTGAATCAACTAATATTGTAACCAATCTATCTTTGTCGGATTCCCTTACCTTTGTAACGATTTCATCAATGGCCTCGAATATATCCTCAACAGTTTCTAAATGTAGATATAACATTTTACTGAAATCTACTCCTATAACCTCTAAAAACTCTTGAGAAACGGATGTCTCGGTATCGATATAAACTGCGACACCACCCTTCTTTTGAGTTTCTGCTAGGATGTGAGCACCAAGTAAAGACTTACCACTCGATTCTAATCCATTAATTTCTGTGATTCTACCCACAGCTATTCCACCATTTGGCCTATTGGATATGGCCAAATCTAACATTGAACTACCAGTTGAAACAAACTCTTTAATATCAGTAGGAGTAGAATCACTACCATCTAAAAAGTATGCTACTTTGGTATCTTTGAATTTTTTATTTAAACTATCGGCCAAAGTATCGGCCAAAACATCATGTACTGACATTCTTATCTCCAAAATAAATAGAAGGCGTATTTAAACGCCTTCTATCTGTTTATTATTATTTACGAATTAAATAGTTCGTCAAATGCTTCAGTTGTATTGGATACTGTTTTATTACTAGCGGCCAAATCAGCAGTTGATACTTGAGTTTCCTCTGTTGTATCTTCACTTGGATTTAACCACTCATTTAATACACCTGTTAAGTCATCATAACTCAACTCTTGATAGATTTCACTAATCTCTTGTTGTGTTTTGACTAACTCCAATACATCTGGATCATCAGAGATGGCAGTTTGATTAGGCTTGACTCTGATATTGGTTTTTGGAAAACTAGCACCACTTTCTTCAGCAGTGATAAACTCCACAACAACATCACGACCATTTACAGGATCGGTGATATCACCATAATCAGGATCAGCAATTATTGATAATAGTTCTTGGTAAACGGTTTTACCAAAACCCCAAAACCTAACGCCTTGTCTTTCTTCTCCACGAACAACTACTGGTGCAAAAGTTCTCATTTTTGCTTCCAACTTTCTTGCCAACTGATAATCTTCTTTGTTACCAGAACCTTTTAGTTTCTGTGCGAACTCTTCAATCGGGTCTGGTCTACCAAATGAGATTGGTGAAAGATAAGAACGATTGTTAAGATTATAATGGAAAAATAATTCAATAAACGGATTATCCTTATTGAATGAATAGGGTACTATTCTTATTTGTGTTTTTCCTGGTTGTGGTTTCCAAAGACTGGAAGTACGATTGTTCGTAGTCTGTAATTGACTAAGACGCTTTTTGATTGCATTTAAGTCCATTGTTTAACTCCTATTGATTTATGTTTAATATTCATTGTTAATTGGTATCATTTAACGATACAATAATAAATATAACCTTGATTGATTAAAAACGATTTTAATTTGCTAAAAGGCAAAAAAAGACGGCTCCTCTTTTTAAGCATGGTAGTAGGTGGATACTAAAATTTGGAGCCGTCTGAAAATCTTCATATAGTAATATATATAAAGTAAATTCCTGAAAATGTAATTTATTTTTATGGTTGATTTATACCTTCATTGATATCAATACCCGCATTTCGTAATGAGTCAGCTAATAACTCCAAATGAAATGGATTATTACACTCTGATGGATAAAACAGTAAAGCTCCATAATTGACAAAACATTCTTCTCTCAACTTCCAAAATGTCTGTCTATATTCTAATTTATTTTCCCACAATAACGCTCTGTAAATACTCACGGCACTATTATAACAATGGCATACGGATGTACTTTCTGTAAATATAACTGGTTCAGGGTGTATCTCCTCAATTGGTTCTTTTGAACAGGAAATGGCCAGTATTAAACTGACCATTATCCATGTATGTTTCACTTGAATACAATTGGTAGTTTGTATCTAACTTTGACAGGTCTGCCATTTTGAAGTGGTGGTGAAAACTTCATTTGCTTTACCTTGTCAATAATAACATCATTCAAAACTAGATTAAAGGTATCAATTATTTCAGGTTGTATGACTTTACCATTCTCATCTATTATGAATCTAACAATTACATCACCTATCAATTCAGTTTGTTGATGTACTTTAGAATCAAAATCATTATAACTAAGATTAAATGGTTTTTTTACTTGAGGTAATTGGCTCTCACCCGAAAGTGAGTTTTGGGAGGCCAACACTCCCATCAGTATTAAACAAAAAAGTCGCTTCATTTTTTTGTTCTCCGATTTGGGTTTTATTAACTAACTGACCACTCGTGTGTTTTATCCTTATTACCTGTTGGCATATCCGAGTCAGTCTCGCTATATAAATATAAGATCAAAATAAAAAAACTAACATATTTAGTTAGTTTTTCGTTAGATTGTATTTTTTTTAGTAGTCAATTTCCCAATCGTTAATATTTATAATTTTATGTATCTTTGTCTTAATAATATTAAGTCCAGAGTCGTTTGTGAGTAATAATGAGTTTTGAAATTCACCCCAATCTACTTGAAATGATTTGTCCAACACACCACCATTTTTAGACCTTATAACTTCATTTAAGGCATTGATTGTATACAATGTATTTGTTTGTTTTTTTCTATGTAGTGAAATGGTATCTATAATACCCTCTTGAAAATTTTCTATATACTCCACATTATAAGTACAGATTAATTGATTTGAATCTTCCTTATTGGAAAAGATGTATATCTTATCATACAATATTTCATTGCAAGTGATAATGATATTGACTATCTTATCAAGGTTTTCTTTCTTTACGAAAGTGCAGAGTAGTTGGGTTTTCATGTTATGCGTTTACATCCGTATCTACGCCAGGTGATGTTGTGATACCATCACATTCACCAGTACCAGTAGTTAAAATACCACCACCTTTTGCTCTACCACTTGAACGATACATCCTCGATAAAAATCCCCAACAAGCAAGATTAGTCATATCTACATCATCTGGTTCAACTGTTTCTGATTTGTAGTCACCATTTTTATACTCTTGATGATTCCATGCTAAAGATGGCATACCTTGTCCTTCTCTTATAACTGAACCTATAGTTGCCAAATTTATAAATTCTATCGGGTCACATTTTCTAGCCATGTTAGTATTACTGTGTTGTTTATCTTCTGAACCAGTTATTATTTTACGAAGTTTTACTCTATCTATTGATTTTTCAAACCTTTCGTTAATTGATGGACTACCACTTGACATAAATTCTTTCATGTGGTCTTGTAAATCTATTTCTATTTGTTCTTCTGATTTACCAGCTTTTCGTTGCTCTTCCTTATATCTATCGATTTCATCTTTTATTTCTGTATTTATTTTATGTAATTCATCTTTATCTTTAACAGCATCACCTAATCCAGAGCTATCTAAAACTTCATCATGTTTATTTCTATCATCTATTATATCATCTCGTACACCGATAGAATATCCTGGTTGTCCTACTTTACCACCACTTCTTGTTCTAACTTCATCTTTTCGTTTCTTGTGAGCCTCATCACTTTCACCTTCCTTTTGCGGAACTTCAGCGTATTTACTAACAGAAGCTGCCTCTGCGGGAAATCCATATATTTGTGTATTTCCACTACCTCTACCATATTTAACACTTACACCAACTACCTTTTCAACAGTAGTTCCATCACGAGTAACTCTAACCTTATCTCCACCAGGAAAATTACCAGCTGTAGGTAAATAACACTCTTCACCAGCGGCCAACTCTTGTTGAACCAATGCGACTTCGGCTACTTGTTTAGCAATACCTTCCGCCATATTAGGATGAGCATTATGCATATCATCCATCAGTTCAGCATTTGCTTTTTTGACTGCATCTTCAGCTTCTTTAGATGGTATTTTCTTTTCCTTTAATATTTTTTTCATTTTATTTTCATAATTTTCAATAGACTTTTTCAAGTCTTTGAATTTTTTTATTTCAGTTTCATCTCTTGGATCCTGAGACTCTAACATTCTAATATATTCATCACATCTATCTTTAATTTTTTGATTAGCGGCATTTTCATCTACCATCCACTCCATGTGTTTCCTTTGATTTTCTGGAGTATTGGCGGCTATTAAATTACCATCCTCATCACCAGGACCCTCAAGTGAATGCATTACATCACTACCAGCTTCTTTATCTTCTAAATCTGATAATGGTGGATCTGCAAAAATGGATTCCACTACAGGATCTGTAATGTATAGTTTATTACCATCAACATCATAACCAGGATTATTTTTATCTTTTTTCCTAAAATTAGCTTTAGGATTTTTTCGTGTTTTGGTTCTTTTGGGTGTACTGAATGATGGCTTAGCATCAGTAACAAAATTTTGTTTTTGTCTACTTTCATTATCACCACCAATATTATTTGCACTAATTTGGTCATCTTCTGGTAAATGATTATTTATTTCATCGACTAAACGAGCTTGTGGTGTTGATGGAGTACCAGAAGCTGGATCCTTTTTTCCTCCTGTTAAAAACTTTTCTATAAATCTTGGTGCTGGTTTACCACTTGGTAATCTTGTAATATATAGTTTTATTGGTTTTTCTTGTCCCTGCTCATTTGTTGTAGGTGAGTTAATTTTTAAACCAAAATCATTTCTTAATTGTACAGCTATTTCTTGTTTCCTTTCTGGAGCAGTATCAGGATGTGTAAGTTCACTTAATAAATCTTCTAATAGTTTTAAATCTTCCTCATACTCTTCATACTCAGGATGGTCTATTTTTATTTGATTTATTCTATCTTCATCAAATCTACTATTTACATGCTTTCTTCCACTCGCTACATTTTTTGATTCAATTCGTTTTATAATATCTTTTTCATCTTCCTGTGGTTTTTCTTCTTTGTCATCATCAGAAGTTGGTTGTCTCTCAAAATCCGTAACTTTTGTTGATGTTTGTTTTTTATCATCTTTATCGTCTGGATCCTTTTCAGATGATTTTTCGTGAGTACCCTTTTTTATTGCAGCATCTCTTTTTTCTTTAGATTTAAAATATACTGTCTTTTTTGAACCATCTTTACTATCTATACTTACTGCTGGATACTTATCTTCTATATTTTCTTTTTCCATCAATGTATATAATAACTCACTTCTGGCATCCATTGGCCAATTCAACTCAACCAATACTTCATTCAATGCTAACAGGTGTTTTTCATTTGTAAAATCTGGCATCCCATCTTCTACCACATCCTTTGCACATAATTCTAATAAAATCTTTTCAATGATTGTCATACAAGTCTCTCCGTTATGTCATCCATTTCGTGGTAATTTTTTCCCATTTTAACTTTGGTTGGGTATTTACCATCTTGTTCTAAAATAACCTTTACCTTTTTTAAGTAGTCTAATTTATCAACTTTCACATCAAAATCAAACAAAAAAGAATCATAATTATAAAGTATTATTTTACTATTATACTCTTTTATTTTGGGTAATAAATCACTCAATACTCTGATATTATTTTCAGTTTCCATCAATTGTATCATATAATTGAACAATTTATTTGGGTTCATATCGAGTAAATTTTTCCTATATATCTTCCTATTATAAATATCAGATAATAGAAAATCCGTTGATTTTAATCGAATAAACTTATCCCATAATTTCATCACATATTTATGTACTTTACCAAAGAATGGATGACTTCTCATCTCTGGTGGAACTGTTCCATACATATATTTAAATGTCAAGGCCTTACTTTCATCATAATCAACACCATATAATTTTGCAAAATGTTCGTGTACTGAACCCTTTGGAAAATCATACTTTAGTTTTTCACCAATCAATCTTGGATGATAGGCATCGTAATCAAATTCAACTAACCACCCATCATCGAACCTACTGATAAATTGTCTCCTACTTCCATCATTTTTATTCAAAGCTGCGAAGTTCATACCACCAAATCTATTACTTGGTCTACCTGTCGATGTAAATGGATTATACTCTGAATATACAAACTTTTCTGTTGTTTGTAAACCATTTTTTTCAATTTCTTTTAATGTAGTTAATATGGTTTGGTCATCATCTGTTTCTAAATAATCCAATAACTCTTTACCAAGAGCTTTGAAATATTCCAAATGTTTTACTAATGGTATTATGTCATTTACATTTTCTTTATCGTAATGTGTTCTGTAATAAAAGTTGTGAGCATTAGTCAAATATTCAGTTGTATCAACTGGTTGATTTATTTTGATATATCGATTCCAATTTAAATCATATTGATTTGGCGCCACTATCATGGCGGTGTGTTCAATATTTTTCAAATCATATATTGCAATCTTCTCATTTGTTTCTAACTTTTCACTACAATCAATAACATTCTCTATGTGATTTACTGGTACAATATATTCATTACCACTTGGCGATAATATATAATAACACGATACTCTATTTTCTAACGGGTGTTTATTTATATCTGAATATAATTGTAAGTATAGGAAAGGAGTTTTTTTGACACCTTCTTTAAGTCTTTCAAACTTTTCAATTGTATCAACTACAATTACTTTTCCCAATAAAGTTTGCTCCATATCTCTGTTGTTTTTGGAAATACATCAAACATCAATTCTTTCATAGCCTTAGCATATAATTGTATTTCGATTTGTGAAGTTTTCTCATCTCGTAATTCAATGAAGTTCATAATGGCTTGAAAGGATGCTGTCCAATATACTTCGGTGTATTGTGATAAAGGTAATAGTACTCTAGCTTGTTCTTTTGCTACACCAGCGTTTATCATTGTTTCATAAGCCATTTCCATTTGATTAAGAAATACCTGATAAGTCATGTTCATTCGTTTTTGTTGTAAATCATCTAACACACCATCACTAGCTTGTTTATTATCTTCCGACTGTTTTCTCCAAACCTCTGGTATGTAAAACTCCTCTACTGGTACATAACGACCACTAATCTCATTCCAAGCGTGGTCTTTGGTAGAACTATTTGAAGTAGTCTCAATACCAACTACATGCTTATACCATTGTCTCATAACGAACTCTGGTGCTTTTACATGAAATTGAACTTGTAAATGTCTGAATGGTGAATAGTGTTTATACTTGGCAAGATACCTAACTAATCTTTCATCTGATTTATCAAACTTGGTTTTTCTTTTACCAAATGATACACGAGCGGAATTTACTACTGTTAGGTCATCACCGAGAGAATCTACTACTTCGATAAAACCTTTGTCTAATACTTGGGATTTTAACATAACTATAACCTTAATTTATTATAAATATATAACTAATTTCTCAAAATGTAATTTATTAAGCACCTTCAGTTTCTTTTTTCTGTCTTTCGAGGTCGGCATATGCTTTAGCATAATCGTACGCGGTATATTTTTTACCATCACCAGTCTTTGCAGTTTTCTTACCTTCCACTGCTTTATAATTAACTCTCATATTTGCATCAATCTTTGTATTCCAACCTTGTGGTGATACATCGTGACTAACACTTGTAACACGAAAGTCTACATTCTGCATATATCTGTCTGGTAAATATGAAAGATTAAATACATCAAATGGTCTTATACCACCAATACCAGCAAGTGTAAAACTAACACCGATAGGGACAATTGGCACCATCCCACCAGCACCACCAGTATTATTATTATCTAACCCTGCCATCATAGCAATTCTAATACCCTCAACAACCTCACCTTCCAATGTCCATATTAATAATGGTTTTTCTGGATCCACTTCAGGATATTCAAATCCCTCATCCAACATATCTGATACCAAAGCCTCTGTAATATGTTGTTTTCTAATATCATCTTGATGTTGTTTTACATCCTCTTCACCACCAGCACCAGTTGGACTTAAAGCAGCCCACTCATCTTTGGTAACTGAATAACCAGTATTTGAATAAGCACCCCCACCAGTAACAAATAAATCTTTCATCATCGGTGAAATCAAATCATAAAAAACTTCATCTTGTGTTACTCCACTATCTCCTGGATTATTCTCATTTGCCATCAAATAACCAAGTGCTGTTGCTTCTATATTTTCAGGATTATTTGTAGATTGGTCACCAACTGTAGAAGTACCCTTATTACTATGATACATTGCTTGTGTAACTAATTTACTATCCATTTTTACATTTACATTAAAATCTTTCATTAATGATTTTTTATTGTATACTTTAAAGGTATAACCAGATGATGCCACAGGAACTGGTGTAGTAGTTCTTGACTTTACCACAATGGTAGGTTCTGTATCGTGAGCTACAACTTCTGTTGAAAAGTAACCACCATACTCCGCACTAACAGTATTCCAAAAACTCTGTAAAGCATTTTGTAAGGAATCAACTTCATTACCAAAATTTTCTTGTAGGAATTTAGCACTAAAAACAAAACCCTTGTAAAAACCAGGTTGTACTCCACCAGATAATGTACCCAAAATTTCTTGAACAATAGCATATTCATCTTTTGTTGCTTGGTCATATCCCTTATATTCATCTGCTTCACCTTCAGGATCTGCATTCATCACAGCTTCAATCTCACTTACCCTTTCTACTTTACCAGTCATACAATGCCAACTAGTAGCACACAAATTAGCATGATTATAACAAGTTTGATTGCCAGTATTTATCTTTGATACTACTAAACCACTTTTACCACTTTCTTGTGCGAAAAAGGTATTTAATCTATTTTCAAACCATTCATAACTACACCAACCCATTTTCTTTGACTCATTGTAATAGGTAAAACCACCACCTTTTGATTGTTGTATTACTGCTGGTAATTTATCCATAAATATTTTAAATCTTAGATTAGCTTCTTTTATAGCATCTGCCTCTGCCTTTGCTTTCTTCTTTGAGTCAATATTTGTATCATCCTTACCCACTTGAGCACCGAATATATTATTTGCCATGGAAATTAAATCTGTAGTACATTTATATTCACCATTTGGTCCTATATTCCAACTAAAACTTTTAACTAACCCACTAGCTATACACTTCTCTCCACCAACAGAATTTATTTCAGAATTTTGTTGTTTTAGTAAGGCTGTAAAGTCATTTCCTGTGTTGGGTTTTATACCACCAGCGGTACAATTAGACCACCCCCATTCTACAGTTACGGTATTTCCATGTTTTAAAAATGCTGATTCATATTTATTAAAATCTGCAGGATCCCATAGTGTAAAGTTCACAGTAATATATTGCATGTATGAGTTTTTAAAATTAGTACTAATTGAGGTAATACCACTATGTGGTCTGAATTTTGCATTAGGATCGGATGTAAATAATGAAACCTTTGATGCCAATGGTTTATTAATTGGTTTACCATCTTTAAAAGCACTTGAAATTCTTACTAATTTACCAGTAGCAGAATCTATTACAGATGAAGTACACCTAGCCCATACCGCTCTTGTTAATATATCGGTCATGGAGGCGTCTCGAACAGAGACATTTTGTGGTTCTAAAGGTTTATAACTACCCTCTCTGTTAAGAGCATTTTCTCTATTTGTTAAGGTGGCGGTTATAGCACCATTTATAGCTTTATCAAACATTAGTATCCCGTTGATGTATTAGTTTCACCCTCATCTGATGCATCTTCTTGTAAATTTAACATCGCAAATTCACTAAGAAAATCCTCAATTTCTATCGGTATTATTAATCTTGTTCCTGGTGGAAATTTACTACGAGCTTTAAATGGTGCATTGGCTCTTGCTATAATCCACCAATTTTCAATCGTACCATAAAATCTATAAGATAATGTATATAAAGTATCATCAAATTTTGTAGTATATAATACATCACTATCTTGTCTGATTATTTCAGGATATTGTGTAGTTACCAAAACTCTATTTTCAGTAAATTTATCTATTGTTTTACTTGTATATTTATGTCTCATAATTAAACCTTAACTGGTAGTGAGTCTGTCCATTTTTGTGTACCCTTTATAAATGGTCTACTTGTTGAACCATCTCTTGGATCTTTATCAAATGTTCCATGTGATGAAGCCCCAGCACCGTGGTCTTTTAACCAAGGCACTTCATAATGTTTACCTGTAGTGGTTGGTAGATATTTACCAACATAAGCAAATGTTAATGATACATTAAAAAATTGTGGTATTTGAAAACCATCATCTATTTCCCATACAGCATTTTCTTCAACTGTTACGGTTATGTTTTCAAAGTATCCTGGTGTATTATTAAACATATCACCAATGGTTAAATAAACATAAGGTGCTACTGGTGTATCATCTGATTTATATGTTGGCCATGCCAAACCTACTAAATAATTCATTTTTTCTTGTATGATTGGTATTTCTTGTTTAGTGAATGCCGCCACCTTAAAATCAAATGAAACATTACGACTAGCTCCAGTATAAATATGTGTTTGGTCTGGTCTACCAATATATCTTTCCTTTGTCCATTCTGGTGTAGTTGTATCAGTTATTGTTCCTAAATGTGCTGGGAATATTAACCACTTACCATTTACGGCTTCTCTTATTCTGAATTTTACAAAGTCATCTGGTATTTTAGTTTTATCAGCTAAACTACTATTTAATTTATTGAATTGACCATGATAAGGTACTTGTAGCATATTTGATACACCAACCTCATAAATTTGAGTACCCTTTTTTATCTTACCTTTACCTAATTTATATGTACTGGCCTTTTTGGCTAATGAATGTTTATTAAAATCCGTACTTTTTACTGTTGTATAATCTTCATTACTAGTAACCATCGCTACATCACTTTGGCCAAATTTTTTACCTTTAAACTCTTGTAAATTTGTGTATTGTGTAATTAGTGTATTACCATTTTTGGTATGTATTCCACCTTCCTTTCTATCAAAAACTTGTTCTAAATCCGCACCGTAAGGACCTTTAGTACTTTTAACCACTTGTCGTGGGTTAATGAAATGTTTATTTCCCATCCCAAGTTCTTCTAACAAACCAGCTGTAAACTTTTCTACTTTTTTTCTTGTATCTACCTCATCTTCTTTGGTAACTTCTACTCTCGATACTAATAGACTCTCTAATCTATTTGAAATTGGTGCTCCAGCTAACATTGCTGTCAAAGCATCATGAGCATTTTCTGCCTTTCGTTTTAATTCCTTGGCTTTATTTGACCAATATTGTGCATCTCCAAATATATCTCCTGGTGGACCTTCATCCTCTGGAGCTCCCATATTACCAGTAGTACCATCACTTGTTTTTACATTCAAACCATCAAAATTTGTATTATAGTCTGGAGGATCTTGGAAGTCAATGAAAGTTCCTCCAGTATGTCTTGGTAAGTGAAATAATGGAACTGTAGAACCTAAAGGACCAGCTGGGTTAAATAGTCTAGTACCAGGCATTGCATTCTGACTTTGTAATAAAAATTGTTTTAAATTCCAAACAATACCTTTAGCTGTAAGTGTCCACTTACCCAATCGTATTAAATCTTCTGCACTCCTAACTACTTTAAATGGTATGTCGGTAAGTCCATCTACCATACCCCAACCTATAGTATCATATCCATCACCAATTTCTTTTATTACAAAAGGTTCATCAAAACCTAAGTTACCAGTTCTTAAACCAGCATTACCACCAAACTTTTTATATTCTTCATCAACTTCACCTAATCTATCTGTTAAAGCTAATCTATTTGGTGCCTCACCGTATGGATGAATGTCTGAAAATTGATATGAAAATGGTATATTGGGTGTGCTACTTAATGGAACTTCCCTACTACCTTGTGCTTGTAATTCAACACTTGTTCTTGCAGTTCTTACATTACCAATAGCTAATTGAAATTTTTCTTGAGCACCATCTGCGGCACCAGGATTTTCAACAACAGTTTCTAAATTGAACATACTTCTACCAGCACCACCAGGTGGATTTAGTTCATTGGCATTATACAAATCTTGTGCATTTGGTATGAAACCGACTCCAAAACTATTAGGAAAGAAATTAGTAGGACCTGATATAGGTGAACCATCTATATCTAATAAACCAGAACCTATTATATATTCACCTGCTGTACCACCAGGTTCAACTTCCGCAAAACCACCACCAGCTGGTCCTAAATCTTTTTCCGTTCTTTTTGTAGTAAATCCTGTAGCATTAATATTTGGAATATAATTAATACCAATATGAATTTTTGGTAATTGCATACTATTAAAATTTATATAACCAGGTGTATTAGCACCGTAGAAATCTGATACACCTAGTTGTTCATCCTTTCTAACTATAAATCCCTCACCTATCATTTTATTAGCAAAAAAATCTGTACCACCTCCAGCAAGATGAAATAACTTTGGTGATTGACTATAAAGACTACCACCACCATCAGGTAATTCTGTTTCATCAAAAGTATCTCTGTCTATCGTATATGCTTTAGTAGTATTAAATGTTGAAAATCCTCTTTTTTCAGTAAAATTAAAATCATTTCCACTACCTATGATGAATTCAGTATTTCCGATATCATTACCACTTATATTAAATCTATCATGTGTAAATCCTGTTTGATTTTTATTTAAAAAGTAATCTACAGTATTGGTTTTATTTTTGAAATTGAAATCATTACCACTACCAGGTATATATTCGGTTGGATTACCAGTATCTCTAAATTCAGTAAATCCTGTAGCATTCTTATCTTTGAAGAAATTAACATTACCACCAGGACCAAATGTAGAATCTTTATTTATAAATTCAGTCTTATCACCTGTTTCACGATTGGGTGTAAATCCTGTAGCAGCATCCTCTCCGAAATACTCATCATGTTTTTGACCTACTTTTTTGTAGTTAAAACTTTTTATATCGGTTAACATATCAATGAGTGCCATTATAATTCCTTAGTTATTTACCAATCCTTTTACAGATGTATTTGTTCCCAATTGTGCATCAACAACCGCTTGCATAATTGTTATTAATTCTGCCATATCAGATTCATTCTTATCTTCTCTTTCCCTTAATATTGCTAATAATTCTTTAGTAGAGGTGGCACCATCTTCTACCGCCTTTTTCAAATCAGCTTGTTGTGTACCACTTAAATCCCTAAATTCTTGTGCTATTTGAGCCTGTGCATTTTCTGCCGTCAATTCAGAAGTTCCACCAAAATCAAGTTCATCAGCAGCCATACCACCCAATTTACTTCCACCTAAATACGCCACACCACCTGCCACAAGACCTGCAACTAGTGCTCCTGGTCCTGACCAAGATGTCGCTAATGCCGCAGTAGCAGCTGCCGCAGCGGCCGCAGCAAGACCACCAGTTACTGCTTCAGTTGCCACTTTAGCAGTATCTTGTTTAGTTTGTGTTTCATCCATCGCGGATTCAGCTACATTATAAACATCCATTGCAACTCCCAAGGCCGCAGTGCCTTTACCTGCTACTTTCAAAGTTTTTGATTTTGCAGCTTTACCGAAAAGTTTTGAGAAAAATCCTGCTGTCTCGTCTGATTGTTTTACTAATTCTTCTGCGGTCTCCTGTGCAATAGATTGTGCCTTTTTAACTGCATCCTCTTCTTTTAAAAAACCAGGACCTTTTGTATTATCTACTTTAAATCTTCCAGATTTTGTTGTTTTAATTTCTGGTTGAGTCACTTTATCTACTTTATTTGGAAGTTTTTTACTTATTGCCGCGGATAAAAAATTACCAGGTATAGCAGCAGGTAATCCCATCAACAAACCTTTAGATATATCTGCAGATGTATCTACTGCTTTATCTACATCCTTCATCAATGTACTACTATTAATAGTTTCAGTTAATCTGTCTATAGCATTTGTGTTTGCCTCTGAAGCTTTCATTGCTTGTATCTGAGCTTCTCTGGTTTCCTGTGCCTCTTTTTGTTCTGGACTTTGTGTTTTCCTTCCAGTAATCATTGCAGATAATTCATTAACATCAACCCCAATAGAAGCTGCCAAAGCATCTCTTTGTAAAACATTCATTTTTGCAAATTCTGCGGCACCACCTATTTGGTCAACAACATTTCTTGCGGCACCAGCTATATCACCCTCTAATGCAAGTTGTCTAGCCTTATCATAATTTAATTGTTTTCCTACCATTAAAGAGGCTTGCATTTCGGCCTCTATACTACTTTCAAAATCTAATAAACTACTAGATATTTTAGTCAAAGTTCCTAATTCAACTCCCATTTTTCTAGCGGCTGCGGCTGCCTTAAATATATTAGTTCCACTCTCTTTCATATATCTTGCAACATCTTCAGCATTATTAGCCATATCTGCCATGAAATCACCTTCAGCTATACCACTCTTTTTCAATTCTTTTGCCATATCTAATAATTGAACTTGTGCACCTTCAAAAGACATTCCAGTTAAATTCATAAGATTTTTTGACGCCTTAGCCATAGTTGCAACATCTGTACCTAACATTTGTGCTGCTTTTGCCATCATGTTTGCTTTTTTGGTAAACTCCTCTTCATTCAATAAACCACCTGCTCCATCTTGAATACCTTTAAATTGTGTCTTGAGTTGGTTAACTGCATCTTTTAAATCTATATCTAAAAAATAATTTTCAGCGGCCTTTCTAAATCCACCAGTAAATTCATCCATATCCAAAGTAAATAAGTCTTTAACTCTTTGGCCAAAAAATCCCACACTAAATTGAGCATCATCAAACGCCTTTTTAAAACCTTTAGCAGTATCATAACCAACACCTAATTCTTTTTGTAATGCTATCGAACCTTTTACTAACTCTATCATATACTTGACAGCTAATCCCAAACCAACCACTAATCCAGCAACAACAGCAGTTTTAATACTCATCATTCCTTGACCTAATATTCCTGTAGAGTCTTTCATTTTCTCTAATTTATCTACCGATAAACCAAAATTACCCAACAACATATCAAAAGATTTATTTAAAGTCTGTGCTTCAGAAGCTGCTTGCATTGTTTCTTCATTAATTTTCTTTCCCAACCCAGCCTGCTCTTCCAACTTTTTAATCAACTCATTTACTTTATCTAAGTCTTTTCCAGTCAAATCACCTTTCTTTTGATTTAAAAGAGCTATCTGTTTATCAATCGCAGCTTGTTTCTTTTTAGCACCAACTATATCAAATGCCAATAATGACTCCCTATCCATTACACCAATATTATCATCTAATTGATTACCAATTAAACCTAATATTTTCATTTCATCTTTTAGTGCTCGATTTAATTTGGCTTGTTCTTCTATTTGTTTGCGTATAGCTTCTTGAGCGTCTTTAGAGGCCGTCTTATATTCTTTTTTGAGTTTGTTTATTTTTTCTTGAACTGCTTGTTGTTCAATCATCAACTCTGTAGTTCTAGCTTCTTGGCTGGCTCTTTCTTCAGAAAGGAAGTCGTTTACTGATGGATCAGGCATTATTAACGACCTACTGATTTACGGTAACTACTACCAAAGGCTTCTGGATTTTTCTTAAATGCCTTTACTAAATCTATAACAGCCTTATTTCTACCTTTTAGTACTTTGTCTAATTCGTCATCTTTAACTTTCATTATGGCCTGTTTTAGTTTAGCAAAAAATTCCACCAATGTACCATTGGTTTTCATTTCATTTAATTTTTCTACTAATTTAGCATGGTCTGACTTCATGATAATCTCCAAATAGTTTTAGAATAATGAATATTATTCT